GAGTGGCAGAACAACACGGCTACCGCAGCCGCGCTACTGTCTAACGCCCCGACCAGTAACACGGCAATCATTTCAACCGACGAGCGATTCATCTTCGCGCTTGGCGCGGGAGGCGAAGGCAACAGCGTTGAGTGGTGCGACCAAGAAGACAACACAACCTGGACCGCTGCAGCAACTAACCAGGCTGGCGGTTTCACGCTCGCAACCGGCGGCAACATTATTACAGCGCAATCGATGCGAGGCGAAACTCTGATCTTGACGACCGTTGATGCGCACGTTGCTCGTTACAGCGGGCCTCCGTTCGTTTATTCATTTAGCCGAGTCGGGAGCGGGTGCGGCATTGCAAGCGCCAACTCATGCATACGAGCAAACAACTTCGCAGTGTGGATGGGACAAAACGCATTTCACATCTACGACGGCGGCGTCCGCACGTTGCCGAGCGCGGTCGGTGACTACGTTTTTACAGACATCAATGACGCTCAGCGATCGAAGGTTTACGGCGTTTTAAATTCTAAATTCAGCGAGTGCTGGTGGTTCTACCCTTCGCAAGAGTCTCAGGAAAACGACAAGTATGTCGTTTGGAACTATCGAGACAACTACTGGACGATCGGCAGCCTGGCGAGGACAGCGGCCGCTGATATCGGCGAGTTTGTTTACCCGAACTATGTTTCTTCAGACGGCTACATCTACGAGCACGAGGTCGGCTTTTCTTACGACAACGCAACGATCTTTGCCGAGAGCGGCCCTATCGAAATTGGCCAAGGCGATCGCATGATGGTTGCTCGATCGCTGATACCAGATGAGCAAACTCAGGGCGATGTGACGGCAACGTTCAAGACGCGGTTCTACCCCAACGGCACAGAAAGCTCGCACGGACCATACACGATGGCAAATCCGACAAGCGTTCGATTTCAGGGGCGCCAGGTCAGCATGCGCGTAACGGGTAGCGTTGCGACGGATTGGCGCGTCGGCACGATGCGTCTTGACGTTGTGCCGGGGAGTGCGAGATGAGGCTGCCTAACGCAACAGAAAAATACGACTCGACAACGATCAACCAAATGAATTTGCTGATTGAGCAAGCTGATGAGCTTAACCACAAAAAGAATCAAGACGTTGAAGTCGGCGCAGCGAGGTTAATTCTTAAATCGCCCAACGGCACTCGCTATTCGATAACAGTCGATAACGCCGGCACGCTGGGAGCGACAGCAATATGAACAAGCAACTTTCTTTAAAAGCGCCAAGCGCAATCGAGGCAATGATGCTTTATCGACCGATGCTCGAAGCTGCTCTCGATTTTAGCGGGGGCACGCATTTGTTTGAAGACGTAGCCATGGCTGTGCAAAACGGCGACATGCAGTTTTGGCCGGCTGAGCGCAGTTGTGTCGTCACACAAATTGTCAGTTACCCGAGGATGAGAGTATTGCACATCTTTTTGGCAGCAGGCGACCTTAAAGAAATTAAAGACATGGATTCAACGTTCAACGAGTTCGCCAAGAAGCTTGATTGCAAGCACGTAACTTTGAGCGGCCGAAAAGGCTGGGCCAAAGCGCTGCGCGATATCGGGTATTCGGTCGTGCATGTAAACATGGCAAAGGAGGTCGATAATGATTAAGTCGAGTGGAGCCCCAGTTGGAGCGCCGGATCTCGGTGGCCTCTTTTCAGAATCTCTTTACAGCCCAGAGGTCGCTTATGCGCCAGAACCTGAGATGGTTTACAGGCCGCAGACAAGCGTTGCCCCAGCTAATACCTACGGGGGTAGTGGTGGAACCTCGATAACCGAGCCGAATTTCAGCGGGTTTTTCCCCGGCGTCGTTGACGTAAACTTGGGGTCTCCGTACTCGCCGTACTCGCCTTACTCGCCTTACACGCCTTACACGCCAGCGCCAAGCGTGCCAACCTTTCAGCCGTTTCAACCTGCGCCAATGAACGATTTTTATGGCGACATGATGGGGCGAGCAATCGATTTTTACGGTAGCGACTCTCAGGTCATGCAGCCATTCGCAAGCTATTATGATCAGTACGCTCTACCTGGCGTTACGCCGGCGGCGAATCCAAACGCCCAGCCGACGCCAACAACAGACCCCAACCCCAGCCCGGTGCTCGGGCTAGGGGGCACAGACATCCCTCTTTTTTCGCTTGAAGACGTAGCAGCAACTTACGAGGGGCAAGCTAACGCTCTTCCAGCCGCTTCGTACTACCCAACAGAAGAAGATTTAGACATCTATCGACAGATCGGCAATGCGCTTGGCTTTCAGCAAGACACGTCAAACATGCTGACGACAGAAAATATCGCTGACTATCTGCCGACTCTAGATACGTCAAATTTTTTAACCACAGACAACGTCAGTCAGTACATCCCAAATATCGACACTTCAAATTTTTTGACAACTCAAAACGTTGGAGACTACATCCCTGCGATCGATACGAGCGGGTTTGTAACGCCAGAGAATTTTTCTGACTACTTGCCCGTGATGGACACAAGTTCTTTTGTGACAGCGGATAACTTTTCAAGTTATTTGCCAACTGCGACGGACTACTTGTCCGAATTTGACTTCAGCCAGTATGCCCCAACAATCGACACCAGCTCTTTTATTACGGCAGATAACATCAACGACTTTTTGCCCGCCACAGATTTAAGCGGCTATTTAACGCAAGCTGACTTAGATGCCTACACACCGTCGATCGATACCAGCTCTTTTATTACAGCAGACAATTTTGCTGATTATTTACCAACGACGGATCTGAGCGGCTATTTAACTCAAGCGGATCTTGACGCATACACGCCTTCAATTGATACGAGCTCTTTTGTAACGGCAGACAATTTTGCTAACTATTTGCCAACAATGGATTTAAGCGGATATTTGACGCAAGCAGATTTGGACGCGTACACGCCGACCATCGATACCAGCTCGTTTATTACAGCCAACAATTTTTCTGACTACTTGCCGGTGATGGACACCAGCTCGTTCGTTACTGCAGATAACTTTGCTGATTACTTGCCATCGATTGATCTGAGCTCATACCTAACGCAAGCAGACCTGGACGCTTACACGCCGTCGATTGATACGAGTGGATTTCTCACTGCAGACACAGTTGGCCAGTACATACCCACAGTCGATACAAGCGGGTTCCTAACGCAAGCAGACCTCGATGCTTATACGCCTCAAATAGACACAAGCGGATATTTGACGCAAGCAGACATTGATCAATATCTATCTGGCTACACGCCGACTTACTACAACTTTTCAGGATTTTAAAAATGTCGTTCGGAAAAGATAAAAGCAGCAGCTCACAAACTTTTGATCCGCAATTGAAGCAGGCGCTGCTCAGCGTCTTTAATACCGGCCAGGCCGTTTCTCGCACACCTTACCAGCCGTACAATTTTGCGACGGTTGCGCCTATGTCTCCGTTTCAACTGCAAGGCATGCAGGCGTCGGTAGATACGGCGAACGCCGGCATCGGCAGGCAGCAGCTAGCAGATGCGATTGCGGCAACGGAAGGGGTCGCTGGCTACACGCCTGTTGACGTGACCGCTGGGACAATCGACGCCCAGGCAGCAATTCCAGGCGTCGCTGCGCAAGGCATTGAATCGCAAGACATCACCGCTGGGACGATGAAAGTTGACGACATCGGCGCCTTGTCGGCTTTGAAACCATCAACAGTAGCGTCAACAGACATTAGTTCAACAGCGATTGATCCAATGAAGGCCTTGTCCGTCGGGACAATTGGCAGCGGCGCTGTTGAAGCCGCGCAGATCGGCGATCTTTCTCCAGTAACTGCAGATGCTGTCGCAACAGACAATGCCGCAATCGGCGTCGGCGCTATTTCTCCCACAAGCATTGGTCCGCTGTCTGCGCTTAAAACATCGCCGATTCAAGCCGGCACGGTTGCCGCTGGCGACGTGAACGCGCAAGCGGTTGAGGCTGGCCAATTCTCCGCGACCGATTTGTCCCCGTACATGAGTCAATACCAGACTGGCGTCATTGACACAGCGTTAGGGGATATTGAGCGGCAACGGCAGATCCAGCAGAATCAGAACAAAGCGGCAGCGGTTAGGGGCGGCGCCTTCGGCGGCGATCGACAAGCGATTTTAGAAGCAGAAACAAATCGCGCGGCGCTCGAGCAATCTGCTCGCACTGCCGCCCAGCTCAGGCAATCAGGCTTCGAGTCTGCCGCACGGCTTGCAGAGGCAGACCTCGCGCGAAGGATGGACGCCTCTCGATCGAATCAGTCAGCCAACCTGCAAGGGCAGTTGGCTAATCAGCAGACAGGCTTGGCGGCAAGCCAGGCAAACGCGCAGCTTGGCCTGCAGGCTCAAACTGAGGCTGGCAGACAAGCGCTGCAGAGCGGACTTGCGGCACAGGATGCGAACACGAGAACCGCGCTTGCCAATCAGCAGGCGGGCCTCCAGGCGCAAACAGAATCTGCTCGGCTTGGGCTTCAGAGCGGCCTCGCGGCGCAAGACGCAAACACCAGTGCTGCCCTGGCTAATCAACAAGCTTCTCTGCAAGCGAGATCGACATCCGGCCAGCAAGCCCTGCAGGCTGCTCTCGCAAATCAGCAAGCGCAAATGCAAGCGCGTCTCGACACCGCAGGTCGGGCTCAGCAGGCTAGCCAGAGACAGGCTGAGTTGGGCCTGCAAAGCGGGCTAGCAGCGCAAGACGCGAACAGAGGTTTCTCTCTCGCGAATCAGCAAGCAGCGCTCGCGGCAGCACAGGCAAACGCTGACCGCAACATGCAAGGCCAGCTTGCGAATCAGCAAGCCGGGCTGACTGCAGGCCAGTTCAATATCGGGCAAGACTTTGCGCGCCAGCAAGGCAATCAGAATAACCAGCGTGCGATTCAGCAAGCCCAGATGCAGGCGGCTTTACAGGCAGCGCAAGCCAACGCAGCGAA